CTTCTTTTCGGCCGTCGACTTGCCGCCTCGTTTCCTGGTCTTCGGTGGGGCAGAACCCGCCGGCGTCTCCGGGGCGACATCGTCGAGCGTGATCGGCTCCTCGCCCTTCGGCGGGGTCGGCGAAAAAAACTCCGCTGGCGCGGAGTGCCCGTCTCGGAGCGCGGCATAAATCCGCCGGAGGCCCGACAACTCGGCTTCAGAGATCGAATCGAGACGGTGCCCGATCCTCGTCTCGAGTTGCGAGAGCGTGACACCAAATCTGTCGAACTCGGCCGCCATCTTTCGCGCCCGGTCTTGAATCGGGACGTCTTTTGCTCGCTTTCGAAGCGTCGCGTTGCAGGCGTCGAGGGCGTCTTCGACGACGTCGCCGGGGATCACGGCGAGGATACAGGCCCGGACGCGACGAGCGCCCTGATTGGCGGTCATTTCGTAAACGTCGCGGGGGTCGGTGAGCCGTTGCACGCGGCCTCGGGCCTGCCTCTCGTGCTTCACGACGAAAACCCTCGTCGAACGAACGTTGCTCTCGAGATCCCAGCAATACGCTTGCATGACGCTTTCGCCGTCGCGGCGTTCGACCTCGGCGATCCCGAAATCAAGATTCCCCCACGCCCGCGCGAGGGCCTCGGCAAGGCGGATCGTCGGCCCGGTGACGGTCTGCCCTCCCCGGGGGAACGCGTATTGGCTCTGTTCGGCGAGGCGGGGCCGCTGACACGATCGCATGACCCTTGTGTAGGCGGCGCGTTCGTCGCGCGGAAACTTCTGCGCGACCACCATGGCGGCCTGGACTTCGGCCATGGCACGGGACGCCGACGCCTCGACGCGTGCCAGGTCCGCGCCTCGATCGGGCCCGCCGAAATCGGTGAGTCCCGCGCCGGGGTCGTCGTAGTTGGCGAAATCGCCGCCGCCGTTGCGGTTCACGATCGCTCTTCCGTTTCTGTCATTCATGAAAAATCACCTTTCCAACGACGTAGGGACACGTCGAGTAATAGCCGCACCAACGCGCCGAACACCACCATGCGCCATCGGGGGCGGGCGGGAACACGCCGGCCGAGATCCCGACGGCGACGGCGTTGATCGTTTTCAAGAGCGCTGCGACGTGGTCGTCGGTGCGCTGCGACTCGACAAGTACGGCCTTGGGCCCTCGCTTTTGACTGAGTACCTGGCGAATCCCGACGCCGTGGGGAAGCGTGCCCGTTCGGTGGCGCCATCCCATGGCGTACCAGGAGAGTTGACGGTCGCCGTCGACGTCGGCTTGGCTCCTGGTCTTCGTCCCCGTCTTGAGGTCTTCGACGATAACGGCCGAATCGCCCTCCGGGTAAGCGACGAGGTCTTCGCGCTCATGCGCCACATCGAGATAACCGAGAAGTGAAATCCCGAGCCGTTCGACGGGGATCTCGATCTGCTCTTCAACGGCGATGGGGTAGCGGATCTGCGGCGCGACCTTGTCCGCGAAGCACCCCGCGAGCGTCGCGGTTCGGTCGCGCGCCTCGCCGATGACAATATCGGTGCCTCGGTCGGCCTCGGCGCCCAAATCGACCTCCCCGGCCTCGTCGACGTCTCCGTCATATACAGCGACGGCGAGGTCGACGACGTCGGCCCTCGGCATCTCCTCGCCCGTGTCCATGACCCGACGATGGCGGCCTTCGGCTCCACCGTGGACCCCGCGACCGACGAGCATAGCGACCTCGGGCGGTCGGCGCTCCCCCTCGACATAGCGGCGGCGATACTGCTCGCCACACTTCGTGTACATCCCAACCTGAGATGGTGAGAGATGGTCTGTTGGCAGCACGATCGGCATGTGGTCTGTCCTTTCCCCGGGGCGTCGCCCGGTGCATTTTTGAAACATTATCCGTTGCACCGAGTTCCGGTCAAGGGGTATTGTTTCAGAAATCGCCCGATGGTCGGGCGAGGGAAGGAAAGGCCAGACCGTGAACGTCATCGAATTGAGGATTTCCAACATCGGCGGCGTCGAGGCTTTCGAGCTTCGACCGGACGGATCGCACGTCGTGATCGGAGGAAAAAACGGCGCGGGGAAATCAACCGTTCTCCGAGCCATCGCCGGGGCCCTCGGCGGGGCTCGAGAGCGCGGAGCGATGCCACTGCGCGAGGGCGCGACAGACGGCGAGGTGGTGCTTGATCTCGGCGATCTCGTCGTCCGGTGGCGCACGAACGATCGGGGGAACGACTCATTGGTTGTCGAGAATCACGAGGGCGCCCGGTACAAGTCGCCGCAAGCGATGCTTTCGCGCCTCTTCGGCGCCCGCACGTTCGACCCGCTCGCGTTCGTTTCGATGTCGCCGAAGGCTCAGGCGTCGACGCTAGCCGACCTCGTCGGCGTCGACCTCGAGCACCTCGACGCCGAACGGGGCGCCGCCTTCGCGCAGCGACGCGACGCAAAACGCGACGCGAAAGAACTCGAGGCGCAAGCGGCCGGGTTCGACGTCCCCGACGGAACCCCCGACGAACCCATCAACATCGCCGACCTTGTCGCGCGCCTCCAAGACGCAGAGCGACGGAACACCGATCTCGAGCGCGGGCGGCGCGACCTCGAACTCGCCTCCGTCGAATTCGAGCGATTCGTCGCCGCCCGAGACAACATCGAACGATCATGGTCTAGTCGGTGCGAAGACGCCCGGGACGAAGACCGCGCCGACGAGCGGCGCATCCTCGCCCAAATCGAGGAGTTGCAGGAACGGTTGACACTTGCGCGCACGCTGCCTCGCTACCGCCGCGCCGAACAAGCCCGAGATCGCGATCTCGATGCCGCCGATGCTCGCACGAACGCCGCCCTTGCGGAGCGCGAGCGGCTCGCAGAGGCACTCGAGGGCCGTCGCGAAATTGATCTTGCTCCGTTCGAACAGACTCTCGCGGAGGCCGAAGACACGAACCGCGCCGTGGAGGCCCGACGAGCCCGCGAGCGCGTCGAGGCCCGCGCCGCCGAGAAACGCGCGAAGACCGACGCGTTGAGCGCGAGGATCGCTGAAATCGACGAACAGACGCGCGCCGCCATTGCGGCGGCCGATCTCCCCGTCGAGGGCCTCTCGCTTGAAGATGGGGTCGTGACGTGGCAGGGGCGCCCGTTGTCGGTCCTGTCGTCGTCGGAACAGCTCCGCGTTTCGGTTGCACTCGGGATCGCGGCGCACCCCGAGATCGCCGTGATGTTGATCGACCGCTGGGGAGACCTCGACGACGACCGCCGCGCCATGGTGCGCGAGATGGCGACCGCCGCCGGGGTACAGGTTTGGTCAACGGTCGTCGGGGAACGGGACGAAGACATCACAGTGACGATCCGAGAGGGGCGAATCGCCGCTGGCGTCGACGCCGGCGCCGATCGGGTATGACAGGGGCCGGAGGTTCGACATGAACAAACACGAACGACAGGACATGATCGAAGACGCGCGCGAATGGTCTCCGCTCCTCGTCGCCGTCGGAGTGCTCGCCGCTTGCGCTGTGCTCCTCGCCGAATGCACCGAGTCTTTCGCCCACAATGGCCGTGAGCGCGTCGAAGACGTCGCCGATGGAGTCAGGGCGCTTCAGCCTGCCGCGAGCCATGAGCGCGCCGTGAGGCTTGCCAGGCTTTTCGTTGAATCGGGGGCAACCCATGGGCACGCCCCGCGGCTTCTCGTCGCACTGGCCATGCGCGAATCTTCGCTCTCGCCGCTTGTCGAAAGCCGACAGGTTCGAGGCGCCCTCGGGGAAATCGGGCTCCTTCAATCGCACGGGGTCGCGCTCCGATACCGCCCCGACGGGTGCTCGTCTGACCTCGAATCGGCGTGGTGCCAGGTCGAGACGGGGGCGAGGTTTTTGGCCGTCGTGCGGCGAACGTGCGGCGGTTCGTGGTGGCGATGGGTCGCGAGCTACGGCGCGAGCCGTTGCCTTACCGAGGCGGAAGCGCGCCGGGACGTGGCGACGAGGCGAGCGCGCCGATACTACGTGGCGATCGGCGGGGAAGGATGGGAGCCGTGAACGTGAATTCGAAAGCACGACCGCAAACCGGGATCGGTTCAACGCGGGCACGGATCATTCGAACGCTACGTGAGGCTGGGCCGTGGGGAACGACGTGCGCGGTTGTTGCGAAAGCCGTGAGACGTACCCCGCAAGCCGTCTTGCGAATCCTGCGAAGCATGGAAGCGACGGGGCAGGTTCGAATCGTGGGCGAACCCCTACGGAAACGAGGGCGGGGGCGTCCCGCAACACGTTGGGCGGTGACGCGATGACACCGCAGACCCTCCCGAAATACTCGGAGCCCCTCCGCGAAATCGTGAATGTTTTGCCGCGTAATTGGAAAAAGAAAGGGCGTGGCTCGCGGGTCGTTCTGGAATGCGGACACGAGATCGAAATTTCATCGAGTCGGCTACCTCGCAGAACTCGGTGTTATCTCTGCGGTCGGGAGGCCCTCGCCGCCGCCCGTGCCGCCTTGACTTGCGAGCACGGCGTGTTCCCAAAGGAGCGCTGTATCGAATGCCAGTGCGCCCGCCTCCGCGCCGAACTCTACGACCTCGCCGAGCGGGCGACGGAGTTGGAAGCGTGGTGCGAACGACTCGGCAAGGATATGAAACCACTATACTTTGTGTTCGGGCTCCCCTGGGAATACCCCTGGACCGACGAGGCCGAGCAATGACCGCCCGCGTGGAAACCGGGCCGAGCTGGGAGATGCGCGAAGGACGCTGGCAAGACGTGCTCGCCGACGTCGAGGCCGACGCGTTGATTTCAGATCCGCCGTATTCGCCGAGACAATCCGACGGGTTCCGATCGGGAAAAGACTACGTTAGGAAAAACGGGGCGCGAAGTGCCGGCGCATTGGGCCACAGCGGAACGATTACCGCGTTTCAAGGTATGCCCTATGCCCCGATGTCGCAAGATTTCGCCGACGAAATGGCCGAGCGTTTTCGAGACGTGGCGTGGACGGTCGTTTTCAGCGATCACATATCGTTTCGGTGGTGGGAATCGGCATTCGACGGCGTCGGGCGGTACGTATTCGCTCCTGTCGTCTGGCTCCGCGGAAACGCGCCGCGGTTTCAAGGTGACGGCCCGTGTTCCGCGGCGGAATACATATGCGTTTCCCGTCCTCGCCGCAAAACATCGTGCGGGAGCTTGCCGGGGTTTTATGCTGTCACTCCGTTGAAGGGCGAAGCGATGTCACAACGCATCGTCACGGGGCAAAAGCCCGTCCCCCTTATGCGCGCCCTCATCCGGGACTACACCCGTCCCGGCGACCTCGTCGTCGACCCTTGCGCGGGTTCCGGTACTACCCTTCTCGCCGCCGCCATCGAGGGCCGCCGAGCCATCGGCGCCGAGATGGACCCGCACACCTTCGACCTCGCCGTCGCCCGCCTCCGCAAGGGTTACACGCCGTCAATGTTTTCTGGACTCGAAAAGCGGTCGACCGAGCAATCCGACCTCTTCGATCACGACGAGGCCGCGATCTCGTCTTCTGACTGACGAAGGGCCCGCCGGCGTTCCGCTTGCGCGCGGCTCCGCGCCTGGTTTCGCGCCGTGATTCGCTCGATTTCCGCGTCGGAAAGCGGCCGAGACCGCCGCGTTGACGGCCAGCGATCCCGCCACGGGATCAACGTCTCGCGGTCATTGGGACGCGACGGGGGCCGGAGATAGTGCCTTCCCGCGCCGTCGACAAACTCCTCGCCCTCGGCTCTCACTTGTCCGTGGACACCGAGCGAGTCGGCCGCCGTTCGGTTGTCGATAACGGCCATGATCTTTCTCTTCAAATCCGGGAACGCCTGTCGATTGTGTCGAATCAACGCATCGCTCGCGGCGTTCTGGGCCTCGGCGACTTCGGTTCTGACAATCCGCCATGCCCACGGCCGTTTCCGAACGAAGAGCCCTTCCGGGATGGATTCCACGGCCGTTCGCACCACGACGCCGGGAGCGACTTCGACCGCCCGGATCGACACCATCCCTTGGGGGCCCTTCATGGCGACGAGCTGTTCAACCATTTCGAACTGCGACGCCCCGCGCGCGAGACCATCGACGAGCACCCGTTCGATCTCGGCCGTCATGGCGGCGCCGTATCGGTCGGCCGATGTCGCGTGCCTCGAAATGAGCGATCCGCGGAGTTGCACCTGTTCGACGGCGTCAAGCCGAAGCGGGCGAGCAACCCCGCGAAAAAACCGCTCGAGTTCGGAAAAAAGCCGGCTCGTTCGCCGGATCGACGTCTCCGCGGCCGAAAGCGCAGCCTCCGTCGTCATGCCCTCGAGTCGGTCTCGCACGAACTCGACAGCGATCCGGGCCTGCTCGCGGTAGGAAATCAGCGAAGCCTCGCTGAACCTCATGTCGCCGCCGCCGTTCTCGGCAACCCACGTCCGCAGACGGAGCCCGAGGTCGACGTCAGCCCGGGTCAGAATGGCGAGCAACTCGCGCGCTCGAGCCCGACCCGCGGCGTCGGAAAGAGTGACAAGCGACGCCGTGCGAGCCATGAACACGCGGAGCGCGGCGTCGGCGTTTCCCAGCGTCGTCGCCACTGCGCCCGCCTATTTGTCGTCGGCGTCGGAGTTGTCGTCGGGGGTCGGTGGCAGGTTCGCCGAGAGGTCGACGACCGGGGCCCCCACATCAAGCGCGCGTCGCGTTCGGATCATGCCGGATTCGGCGTCCTCCTCGATCATCTCGAGTTCGCGGTCGACGTCGACCACGTCGAACAGCGTCGCCAGCGATTCCACGGCCGTTCGCTGAGAGAGCACGGGACGCCCGCCGGTCGCGCCCTTCGCCGTCTCCGTCGCCTCTTTCCGATCCTGCCAGGTCGCCGGGAAATATGGCGGCCACCGGAGCGAAACGGTTTCGGCGGCGCCCGGAGTCCGTTCGACGTAGTCGACCCCGCCGTCTTTGCGCGGCTCCGCGCGCATGGCGAGCGTGACGACGCCCCACGACCCTTCGCCCTCGCCCGACGGTTCCGCGGCGCCACGGGGCAATCTGCGAGCCGCGGAGAGCATGTTTTGCAGCACGTTCACGATCGCGGCGCCGTATTGTTCCCGCAATGTGTCGCATTTTGCGAGCATCGACGCGTAACGCATTCGCATTGACGCCGCCGACACCGTGCCGCCCGAAATCTTCTCGGGATCAAGGAGCACGACGTCGGCCTTATCGAGTTCGGTCTGTCGCATGACGTGGAGCAGTTCAAGCGCCGACGTCAACGCGGAGCCGCGTAACTCGAGGTAACTTGCGCCGTTCCGAGCATAGATCGCGAACGAGGAACCGCGCCTTACGACCCCGTCGTTTTCGCGGGGGTCGTCGTGAATCACCAGCGTTGGGTCGACATTTGCGACCGTCCCGCGTTGCGTCGCGCTCAATAGCACGTCGAGCGCGTCGAACCCTTCTTCCTGCCCCTCGTAATCGGAGACGCCGTCGGCACTCGACGAGTCAGGGATGTTTTGAATCCAGTACACGGGGCACGATCCGAGGTCGTGCCTTACGACCTTCGCCGGGAGCATCGACCACGACCGTTGATTTGCCGCGTCTTCGGGGACGGCTGACCAGACGGCGTCGATTCGATCATCCCAGTATCGGACATAGAAAAATCGTTTCTGCCGGGGCTTGCCCTCGACGTCCCAAACCCGGCGCATGTAGGGATAGACTTTCAGCACCTTCCCGGGGCGCCGCGCTTCGTAGTCTTGCCATTCGAGCACCTCGACGAACGCCGAGCGATGCACCTCGACCACGGGGCGCCCCGCCACGAACCCCCATGAGAGCACCGACGTCCCTGTCGAGCCCCCGATGTCGCGCGCCTCGATCAATCGGATCGCGAGCTTCGATTCGACCGCGAGTTGTCGCGCGAAATCCTCCGCGTCGGCGTCGCCCTCGACGCGGATCAACGGGAATTTGTCATGGCCAAAAAGCATCGCCGTTAGGCGTTTCGTGATCACCTTTCCGAGATCCATTCGGGACGTCGGCCGGCGCCGTTTCATCGGTACGTAATCGGAACTGGGCACGTCGACGGCGTCGGAAAATCGAATCAGATACCCGTCGAAATCGAATTGCTTGTGGTCGTGCTGAGTGCAACGAAGATAGCTCTCTCGCCGGAGCAAATCGCGTTGCCGATCGGAGTCGATGAGGTCGACGAGTCGAGCGCGTCGAAGAGGCACGGCCGAAGAGAGCGCGTCGGCCTCGGCTTGCTTCGGTAGGATTGCCGCCATGTCGGCAGGATACCACGCGGGGAGCGCGGAGGATTAGGCCAGGACGAGCGGCCCGAAACTCGATTCGTATCCGTCGGAGACGATCGCGATCTTCGCGACGTCGCCCGCCGCCGCGCCACCGGCTGTCAGGTTCGGCGTTGTCATCGCGAGCGCCGTGTCGGTCAGTGACGCCGTCGACGTGGCGAGGCCGCCCGCCTCCCCGGTCAACGCGCACGCCTCGCCGGCCGCCGTGACGGTGAACCCGGAGCCGGAGCCCCCGGCGAGATTCGTTGCAGCGACGACACCGAACGCCGGGCCGCCGCCTGAGTTCGCGCGCAAAATTCCCGTCCATGCCGACGCGCCGGCGTTGATCAGCGCCGCGATCGCGTCTTCGTTCGGCGTCAGCCCGACGAGGTCGATCGTCAGCACGCCCGCGGCATAGGCAACCGTCGAAGGGCCCGCGCCGCCCGTGTCGACGACCTCGACCTGGATCGCGTTCCCGGCGACGCCGGGAACCTCGGCGATGATGTCGAGCGACGCTCCGAGCACGAGATGAGAAAACGCCTGCCCTTGGGTCAGGTTCCGGCCTCGAAACACCGTCGCCTGCCCGGCCGCGGTGAGCGTCGCCGTTCCGCCGTTGTCGTAGAGGTCGAGTTCGGGGGCGCCCGTTCGCGCTCGCGTTGCCGTGTCGGCGAGCGCCGCGGCGTCGGCCGTCGCCTGAGCTGCCGCGGCGTCGATGACGGCGCCATCGGCCGTTCCCTGAGCCGCCGCGGCGTCGGCCGTCGCCGAGACCGACGATGGGAGCACGCCCGCGGCCTCGAGCTTCGGCACGATCGACTGATCGGGAGCCTTCGCGCCATAGGACTCGTTGAACTGCGCCACGGCCGTCGCCATGCCGCCGACGTAGGGCACGAGAGCCGCGCCCGCGGCAACGGCCGCGGTGACATTGTCTTGAGTGTCGTCGACGATCTGCCCCGGAATGAACCGCGTTGGGTTCGGCCCGCCGCCGATCAGTCCCTCGAATTTTTGCAAGCAAAGCCAGAGTGCCATTGCGAAACCCTCCCTTTTCAGACCTTTCTAGGTCGTGGCCCTGAAAACCAGCTCACGGGTCGACGTGAGCGACGTTGCGGTGATTCGAGCGTAGAACCGACCGCCGCCGACGAACCCACCGGGCCCCGCGGAGAGGTCGGATTGTGCCGTCGTCCCGCCCGCAACGACGAACGTTCCAACGAGTGACCAGCGCAGCAACGCGGGGTCCTTTTCGGTTTCGTCGCGCTCGTCGAGAGCGTACACCTCGACGGTGAGCGCTTCGGCCGCCGGGGCGTGGAGCCCGACAATCAACCGATTTGCGATCATCGTGTTGGACTCTCGAGACCGCAGATCGATCAATCGCGCCGCCGGGACGCTGGCAGGCGCCGCGATCGGGTCGGCGTCGGTGGTCGCCGTCGGAATTTCGAGGATATGGTGCCATCTCATGCCGGCCCTCCGTTCGTTCCTACCGTCGAGGTCACTCTATCACAGGGGGGCGAATCCTGGCGCCGCGAGGGGGCGTCAGCGTCGAAGGTGGTCGCTAGGCTGTACACGGGCCGCGAAGAACCGCCGCGCGCCCTCACGGGCGAACCACGACGCCATGACGCGGTCGCCGGTGTGCGCCGACGGGTCGAAATCGAGCAACTCTCTAACCCATTCGACGACCTCGTCGGGGGGGTCGTGCCCGCCGGGGCCCGACGGGGCGACCCAAAGACCATTTTTCATTTCGATCGCCAGCGACTCGACCCCCCATTCCTCGTGAAACTTGTTCGACCCGCTCGTGAAGTACGTTGACACCGAAAGCCCGCGTCCCGCGGCGAACTGGGCAAGGTACTTTTGCGCCGCGTTCGACTCGACGATTAGCTCGGCATCGAACGTCGTCGAAACCCATTCGGCCTCGTCGAGAATCTCGGGGCCCGTCCAGTGCCCCGAACGAATGTCAACGACGACACGTCGCTTGTCCCCGGGCGTGATGGCGATCGTGAACAAACACGAAACGGCGTCGACGTCGCGCTCCCCGACGCCAAGGTCGACACCCGTAAAGCACTGAAGGGGGGAGCCCCGGAGCGTTGGAATCGACGTGAGAAACGACCGCCCCGCGCCGAGCCGAAGCATGTGATCGATCCACGTTTTTTTGAACCGCCTGGCCATGTCGGAGAGCACGCGGCAAAGATGTTTTCTTGCAAATGCGGAAACGGTCATTCCGCGCCGGCGATCCATCACGCGCTCGAGCGGCCATTGCCGGGGCCAGACGGAACGCCAGCGCGCCGGCGGGTCGTCGGGGTTTTCGACGACGGCAGTTGTCATCGATTCCCATCCAGCGCGAGCCTTGAGCCGCTGTAAGAGGTCGTCGGCGTCCCATGGGTTCCCGATCACGAAACACCGCCCGAACATTCGAGCGTCGTAGTCGTCGACGAGACGGGTGAACACGTAGTCGTCAAACCACGATTCGATCTTGTCTCGGCTCGCTCGAGTTCTGGTGTTGTCGAGGTGCAACAGATCGTCGATCACGACGAGATCGAGCCGGCTCCCAAGGATGTTGTGCGACCCCGCGCCGCGGGCCTGGATCGTTGGGTCTCGCGACAAGTAATCACGCTCGACGATGATGTCGGAGTCGCTCCACGGGTCGCCATGTCGCGGGCTCGGTCGAAGGGCGGGGAACACCTCGCGCACGCGCTGGTTTTGCTCGATGTGGCGCCGTATGCCTCCGAGGAGTTTTCGAGCTGCGGCGTCGTTGGCTCCGACGAGGAGCACGCGAAGGTTAGGGTTCTTTCCGATTTCCCAAAGAACGCGCCCGAGGCCGATTTGAATCGACTTTCCGAGTTCGACGGCGGCCTCGATGACGCCCCATCGAGTCGCCGAAAAGAACTCGTGCCATGCTTCATGGAATGGCTCGTTATGGATCGGCCGCCCGGTCTTTTCGTTCGGGATTGCGAATTCGACGAAGAATGCCGGGTCACGTCGCGCGCGAAGGATCTGCGACCGTCGCCGGGCCTGGTATCGCTGGAGTCTTGCAGCGCGGGACGGCGGAACCGCCGGGGTTTTCGGGTCGGGTGTCGTGCTTTCGCTCGCGGTCACGTCTCCGCGATCCTAACGCTCCGCGGCGATCCGTGCGTTGCGACGTCGCCACCACGCGACACGATCGGCGGGGACGAATCCGACGACGGCGTCGAGGCCCTCCGGCTCTTCAGCGGTGACGGTGGCGATCGCGCCGGCGACGACAAGAGGCGCGACGACGTCTTCGACATAGGCGGGGAGTCGGCCAACCTTGCGAGCGAGCACGTTGAGGGGCACGGGCGACGGAGAGCGCCGAATGACGCGGCACGCCTCGACGGCGACGTCGCGCGCGTGCTCCGCGGGACAGGTCGGGTATGCCTTTCGCCGTGGTTCGAGGTCGAGTCGGAGTTGCGATGTCATCGCTCGAACCCCGCAAACGGACCACGGAGTTGTTCCGACTCGTCTTCGTGAATCTGAATCACGTTGATGACGACTCGGGACGCCGCCGCGTACCGTTTCACGACCAAGAGCCGGCAGATCTGCGCGTCGTCTTCGTAGATAATTCCCGTCATCGCGTCGCATACCGACTTCGCCACGTTGTCATTGTCGGGCTTCGTCGTGGGGTACACTTCGCCCCGGAGCGCCGCCGCCGTCTTCGTCTTGCTCCACGACTTGAGCGGCTCGCGCTCGACGAGAAGCCGAACCTCGAGAGGGCCCGTCCATAGCTGCGATGGCGCCACCATCGCAGCAAGACGCGCGACGGTTTTCTGGTACTTCCTCGTCTTCGGGTTCGCGCGAAGCATCGGCCGCCCGCCGGGCGGGGTAAAGACTCGCGCGCCGAGTTGCGGGACGGCTGGTCCCGGGACCTGGAATCGAATCTCGCTCATGACTGCCCTTTCCGACCACCTTTCAGCGGCCTCTATCGTTTCACGAAGGCTCCGGATCCTCGGTCGTCTCGCCCTCCGACGGCCGCGCAGCCGTCAGCGCCAACACGATCGATCCGTCGCCCTCTGCGTACTGCTCCACGTCGAAGACGAGGTCGTCGGGGAGCGGCTCGATCCGCATCACGCCGCCCGTCGCCCGGAGCATCCCCACGATCATCCTTTGCAAAAGGTGATCGCGGGCTCGAAGCCTATTAATCTCAACGGCGAAATCATCACGTTGGCGAGCGGTCGACGCGTATACCGACAAATCGATAGCCCGCGTCCGACGCTTCGGCCCGTGGGTTCCGTTGACGCGCCGGTGACGCCGCTTTGGTCGGTCGCTCACGAAGACACCTCGTCGAGGATTCGCCGCGACCTCACGACGATTCGAGCGAGCACGTCGTGATCGGGGGCTTGGCCGATGATCTCGAGCCGGTCGATTTCATCGATCAACTCTCGAAGGGCGACCACGGGCGACGTTTCGGGACGGATCGTGACCTGGTGGTACCGCAGGGCCTTCACCGCGACAACAAGCGCCGCGCGTTCCTGCCGATCGAACTGTCGCGCACGCTCTGAACGGTGCCCCGGCTCCGCGATCATTTTCGACAGGTGCCGGATCTTCCGATCGAGCGTGGCCAGGTGCTCGCCGATGTTTCGCAGGCTCGGTCGATCTGGCGGTGGAACGAGCGGCGATTGCTCGTCAACCTCGTGTCGTGGGTATCTGTGAGCGTGGCTCATCGGTCTCGGTCTGTCCTTTCCGCCGCCGGGCATTCCCCACGGCTCGTGTCTACTGTACCCGATTTGACGCCATCTCGTCGGGCCACCGACCATGAACCGCGTAATGGTCGAGATCGGCTTCGCTGCGCCCCTCGCTTTCCGCGTCGTCTTCGGGGCCGCTCGAGTTCGTCGGCACCTCGATCACGACCTTTCCGCCGACGAGGCCCTCGATCTCGGCCCGAAGACGCTCGACACGAATAGCCGTCGCGATGTCGCCGTCTTGAAGCGCCTTGCGGGTCATGAGGGAAAGCGTTTTCAGCGCCGCGATCCGTCGATCGGTGCGGGACGAACGCGCCTCGTCGATCCATGCGTCGCGAACAATACGAATGAACCCATCGGCGACGCGACGGTCGATGTTGAATTGTTTGCAAAGGAGCCGATTCACAGCGAGACCCTCATATCGTCGGCACATGAGATCCTCGCAAACAAGCGTTGCCTCGATCTGCTCCTCGGGCGTCATGGATGCTCTTGTACGAGCCTTCGACCTCTTCGACGTTTTCGGCTTCGCCACGGTCAAACTCCCCCGCTGTCGTCCCCGAGCGTCGCGACGAGTTCGTCGACCATGTCGACGTCGACGCCCTCGGCGTTCCTGAGCGCGGAATACAAGCTCGCGACCCCAGACGCGCGGGCCTGTTCGACGATGACGGCGAGGCCCTCGACGTCGGCGTCGATCTCGTTCCGCCGGTTCTCTAGCAACGCGTCTCGTTCGTCTGGGGTCATGTCGCCGAACTCGACGGGGCTCTCTATGGTCAAAAGCAACGCGTCTCGTTCGTCTGGGGTCATGTCGCCGAACTCGACGGGGCTCTCTATGGTCAAAAGGCGCCCATAAATCGCCGAGACGGCGCCCCGGAGCGTCGCGAGCGTTCCGTCATGGGTCATGGGCCTGTCGTGGTGGTTTTCGCGGCTCACAGATTCACTCTATCACGCCGGCGACGCCGAGCACGTCGGCCAGTGCCTCGGATTCGGCCACGCTTCGTTGCATTTCGCCGTCGTGCTCCATGATCGCCGCGCGCTCCTCAAAAATTTCGACCTGCTCCGAACTCGCGACGACAGAAGAACCTCGTTTCATCGCCGCGACGACTCGAGCCTTGCATCCCTGCTCGTCAAGGCAAAGCGCGTGATATCCGTTCCGGCAATGCTCCGGCGCCGCGCATTTGCCGGGGTTGAGGCACCGATAAACGTGCCCCTCTCCGGGCGGGATAGGGCGCCCGCACCACGAACACGGCGCGAAGGATCGCGTAACCCGCCAAACATGCCCCCGACGCGTCATCGTCGCCCCCTGGCAACCAACGGGAACGGGACGCCGGCGGCCTCGAGTTCCCGGCACTCGCGCGCCCGTCGCAGCTCGGCCTCGAGCGCTCGCCCCTTGCGCCGCGCGACGCGCTCCACGATTCCGGCGGGAATGATGCGCCCGCGCCGATCGTGCGGCGGCATCTCGTCGCACCAATGGAGGCCGCACGAACAAACGCCCGCGTCGGCCTTCCGCCCTGCGATGTAGCCGGGGCAGAAATCGAAATCGTCAATCATGGTTTCTCCACTGCTCGCGGATATCTCGGGCGCCGCCGGCGATGGTGAACGCGACCCATAGCACCGCCACGACGAAACGCGAGCGCCCCCATTGCCACGGGATCGGCATCACGAGCCCCCCTCGTCGAAGAGTTTTCGTTGTCGGTGATCGTCGGCGTGCGGACACGTCACCCAATGGGGCGTGTACGTATCGAGAACGTGAGCCAGGTTCGTCTTTGCTCCGATCACGACCCGTTTCTCCGGCTGTGCGTCCAAGGGCATCATCTTTCCGTTGGGCGTTTCGACCCAAAGGATCGCCGCGCCGCACGACGAACAACGCGCGCTCACGACTCGCTCTCGTCGGTTCCTCGACGCCACCCAGTGTCGAGGGCCCTGCGAGCCGCTCCGATGTCGCCGTCTCGCACGACGTCGGCGACCAGCTCCCGGGCGGCCATCGCGTCGCCGCTGTCGCCCTCGCTTTCGATCACGCCGCCGGGGCCCTCAATGAATCCGTGTCCCGTCCGTTCCTCGCGCGTCGGCATCTCGGGCTGAGCCACAAGACCGGGCCAGCGAACGTTGGCATCGGTCGGCATCGTGAGCGTCTCGGCCTCTCGCACGATGGCGGCGACGATCTCCTCGGGCGATAGGTTATCGTCGACGTTGAACCTCGTCGCGAGTTCTCGGAGGGCGACGGAGCGGAGCCGGAAGGCTTTGATTGTCTCGACCGCGTCTCTCGTTAGTTCGGGGGCGTCACCTTCAAACGCCGCGATGAACCCTTCGATCACCGCTTCGACGGCCTCGACGGTCGCTTCGCACCCGAGTTTCTCGGCGATGTGCCCCACGTCACGATTGACGGCCTCGTCGCATCGCTTGCAATCGGGGACGGGGTCCGCGTCGCGCAGTTCGTCGAGAGCGTTCGACAAAACGTGAACCGCCATGCGCCGAGCTTTCCATTCGGCCTCGTAATCACGCGCCAAGTTTTTCAATCCTGCGATTTGGCTTTCCAGCCGTTCGATCACTGTCATCCTTCGAGCCTTCCCTTTCCCGGCGCAGTTTACACGCCGAACATATCGTCAACATCGGAAAATCCGACCTGTTCCGAAGCGTCTTCGGGTTCCGATCGAGCCGCGAACGCCGCCGAAACCTTGCGCTCGAAGAGCACCTCGTCGGAGATCACGTCGCGCCGACGAGACAATCGCTCCGACAGGCTTTCGGCCTCCGCGTAAGATGTCGGCGCCGCCGCGATCGCCCCGTGCTCGTTCGCAAGGAACCTCCGCAGGTCAAACGCCACGTCATCGGCCCCGCACGTCTCCGCGCGCCAGAGCGCTTTCAACAAGATCACGATCCGCGCGCGGTTCTCCCCCTCGAGTTCGAGGCACTTCGACCGCCACGCGCCAAACCGCTCAAGAAACCGCTTTTCGTCGTATGTCGGCCGCGTCTTCGCCTTCGCCTGCTTCACGGCCTCGACGAGGTCGCCGTCGAGGTCGGGAAACGACGCCGGGCGTACCGGAAACGTCGGAGCCCTGTATCGGTTCAGCCGAGGAACGATCACGCGCCTCGTAACGCCGTCGGTGTACAGACGCGCGAGAACTTCGAGCTTTTCTCGCTCCGTCGCGACGTCGTCGGGGTTTGGGTCATATCCGTTCCGTTTCATCGCCGCGATTTTGTCGCCCGCCTTTCGGGCGATCGTCGCCGCCGTCGCGCACCTTGCGGAGACGTCCCTGTAATTCGTTGAAGGCATCAAAATCGCCCCTTTCCATGGCATCGTCGGCCATTCGTTCAATTTCTCGAATCTTCGCCGCTGACCCGCCGCACGATGCGACAGGCGCCACGACCCCGCCCGACTCTCTCGCGAGTCGGAGCTTTTCGTCGACTCGTTCGTCGCTTCGGAGCACGTAATCGAGCCGATCGCGATAGGCGATCCCGCGATCGTTCTCGCCGCACCAATGAGGGTCAGCGTTGATCACGTCGACGACGGCGCAGAGCTGCGCGACCGTGTACCCCGCGCCGAGTCGGGCCCGGATCACGTCCCGCCGCTTCGGCGTCAACCTCACCTGGTCACTCTGCCCCGTGACGGAGTGCCAGTGCTCGAACACGGCGCGTTCGTCTCCGGTCGGGAGATCCTCGACGGGCGACGGCTTCGGCCGTGCGGCCTCGTCGCGGAGCGCGGCAGCCTCGAGCCAATCCGCGGCGGCCCGAAGACGCCGGGCGGCGGTCGCGACCGTAATTTTTCCGGTTCCGATCTTGACCACGATATCGGCGAGCCCTCGAGAAAGGCCCGATTGGACGGACGGCGCGACCTTTCGAACTCTGCGGAGGTTGGTCTTCGATCGTGCCGGTGTCGGTGTCGGTTCTGGTTTCGCGGAAGCCATGCCCCGCCCCTGTCCTTCCCGGCCGCGCGCTCTCGGCGGCCTCTCGTCGTCGGTGGACCCTGCCAGGGCCCGCCCTACTCGACGAAGGGTAGTGAAGGTTGGCGGGCCTCCGCAACGATTTTCTCGAACGCGGCCTTCGCCTCTTTGACCGCCTTACGCGCCTCGGCGTTCTCCTCGCGGGCCGATTCCTTGCGGGTTTGCCAGACATCGTAATCCTCAACGATGTCTTTGACCGCCTTACTCTTCGACGACCGGGACGCCTCGATCGTCTGCTTGAAATCCTCGCGGCAAGCCTCGATCTCTTCGTTCCCGAGCTTCGACACCTCGCGGGCCTTCGCCCTCGCGGCCTCGAGCGCGTCGACCTTTTCGACGATGTCGTCGGCGGTCACGACGCGAACGCCGTCTTTTGCTGCGAGTTTCGGCCCTGTGGTCCTTTCGGGGGCCTGAGTGTTTGTCTCGTGCTCTGTCGTGGTGTTGGGCATCATCGGTGCCTTTCCCTATCCTTCCTTGCCCTCTCGGGCGTTCTCGGCGTCTCCGAACAACTCTTGATCTATCACGTCGGCAAGTCGACGACGAGACCCCATCGCCGGGAGCCGGGGGAACGGCCGACGCCAGCCGTTCACGGCCGCCATGTCGAGGGCCTCGTCGATTGCCTCGAATCGAGCCCGCGCGAGGTGTCCGGCCTTGATCTCGGTGTAAACCCTCGCCGCGTTGATCCCGTGCTCCCGACAGATCACGAAAAACGCGACCCCGATCTCGCGACATCGCCACATGATCCGCCGGAGCGGGTCGTCGATTGTGACCAGCAATCGCCCGTAGTAAGTCACATCGACGGGACGGCGACGCCGGCGGTAGGCTCTCGCCCGCCTCACCGTGTCGACCGCCCCGGGTATCCTGTTTCTCGGCCGTGGCATTTCAGAGCCTTGCCCTTTCGCTTTTCGGATTTGGTCTGACAAGCACCTGAACAAACCGCGTTTGCCCTACCATGGGCATAGCCCTGGAACTCCTATCGCCCCTCTATGAAGAGGATTTTTTTTCGATCTTTT